AAACCTGTTAAACCTGTTAAACCTGTTAAACCTGTTAAACCTGTTAAACCTGTTAAACCTGTTAAACCTGTTAAACCTGTTAAACCTGTTAAACCTGTTAAACCTGTTAAACCTGTTAAACCTGTTAAACCTGTTAGACCTGTTAAACCTGTTAAACCTGTTAAACCAGTTAAACCTGTCAAACCTGTTAGACCTGTTAGACCCGTTAAACCAGTTAAACCAGTTAAACCTGTTAATCCTGTCGTACCAGTTAAACCAGATAATCCAGTAAAACCAGTCAATCCTGTTATTCCATTTAATCCTGTTATTCCTGTTAAACCTGTTATTCCTAATATTCCACATAAATTTTCACTCAATATTGTTACATTATATGTTATTGTTTCATTTGGTAGTGCTCCTAATTTAGTTATTAAATGATATAATTGAACCACTTGTCCAGAATTATATACTATATCTATCTTTTCTCCAGACATACTTGTAACACTTGTTAATATACTTATATTTCCACTTGATAATACATTTGATTTACTAACAGAAAATGTAGCAGATGCACCTCCATTATTTTGTGATTGAATAATTAATAAATACGAGCCTGTTGTATATGTCAATGGAATATTTACAGGAATATTTGCAGATGCTAATAAATTAATTTGTCTTGAAATACAAACTGCATCTACTCCTGGTCCAGTAGCACCGGTAGCTCCTGACACACCTGTAGCTCCAGTTAAACCAGTAGAACCTGTAATTCCTGTTGCTCCAGTTAAGCCAGTAATTCCTGTAATTCCTGGATTTATATTTGAACAATCATGTGCATATTCCCATTGTTGCGTATATGTATTCCAATAATATAAACAACCATTTATAGTATCAATATTAATATATGATATATTTGGAAATATTGGAGGTTCATCAATAGGATAATCTTGTATAACAGATGTTCCAGGTAATCCATCTGGACCTGTAATTCCAACTGGTCCTGTAGGTCCTGTTGGACCTGTTAAGCCAACTGAACCTGTCATTCCTGTCATTCCTGTCATTCCTGTATTACCTGTAGAACCAGTTAATCCAATAGAACCAGTAAAACCTGTTGAACCAGCCTGTCCTGTTATTCCAGGAGGTCCTGTAAATCCTGTAGGTCCTGTAAAACCAGTAGGTCCTGTAAAACCCGTAAATCCTGTAGAACCTGTTATACCTGTTAAACCATTTGGTCCTGTTGAACCTGTAAAACCTGTAAAACCTGTATTTCCAATAGAACCTGTTATACCTGTAACACCAGTAACTCCTGTAACACCTGTATTTCCAATAGATCCTGTTACACCCGTAACACCAGTTAAACCAGTTAAACCAGTTAAACCAGTAAAACCTGTATTACCTTTATCTCCTGTAAAACCAGTTATACCTGTTACACCTGTCATACCTGTCATTCCTGTCATTCCTGTAAAACCAATCATGCCTGTCATACCAGTCATACCAGTAATACCAGTCATACCAGTCATACCAGTTATCCCCGTTGTAGAACCTGTACAACCACAATCATTTGATATAATTTCCCATGATTGTGTATTTGGATTCCAAAAATATATATTTTTTGTATCTTGATCAACATAAATATTTGTAATATCATTATTTGGTGGTGGAAATGCTGGTTCTCCACTTTCACTAAATATATTATTAGCTTCTAATTGTATTCGTGTAGTTTGATTATCTCCCGATTCTGTACCATTAATAAATATACTTCCTTCTGTCCAAAATCTAATCAATTCTCCAGTATTAACTTCAAATGGACCATCAACTGAAGGACCATCAATTGTATTTGATGTATCAATATAAAAATTAAATTTTTTTAATTTATTATTAATTTGCTTAATTTGTTCACATAATTTATTTATAGCATTACTACCACAAGAATCCATTAATTAATATATATATATATATTTTTTTGAATAAATTTTTTATTCAAAAAAACTTAATTATTTTATATTCTCAATATTTGCATTGTATTCAATAAATTTTTTTAAATAATTGTCAAAATTAACTTCTTTTTTATCCATTATTCCTTTAGTAAATTCAAATTTATCTTTATCAACCATTGATACAGTCCAACCAGTTAATAAAGCATTATATATAAATACTATTTTTTGCATAGTAACAAATAAATCATTTGACTTAAATGAAGACATAATATAATTATATTTTATTTATATATATTTTTATTAATATATTTACGCATTTCAATATTTATACATTATATAAAGAATATTATAAATATATATGATATATATGTTTAAATATAAACATCAAAAACATCATATAAATGTAGATACTAAATTAACTTTAGATGCTAAACACAATGAAATGTTAAATAATTTTGAAAAAAAACAATTATATTTACCATTAAAACATAATGAACTAAATGAATTAATTAATAAATTAAATCAATTATCAATGATTCAAATAAAAAATTTATCAAATGAAGATTTACACGAAAAATTTGTTATTACTGAAAAAATAAAAATTCTAGAAAAAGAAATTAAAAAATTAGAAAATAATGATGAAAAAATTTCTTATTTTTTATCAACATCACATATTTTATATAATTATTATGAAAATATAAAAAATATTGAAGAATCAGAAAATAAACCAGATGAACATCCACACGAAAATAATACATCAATAGATCAAAATTTTAAAAAACAAAATAATATTATTTCATTTTTTACAACAAATAATAATAAAATAAATCAACCTAAAATGACAATAAGCAATTATCTTCAAACAACTCAAAATTTTCAAAGAGAAAATTATAGAAATGATTATTTAAAACTTATCGATCCAAATTATTTAAATATTATAAATAATGAAAAATATCACGATTTTTGTAACAAATGTGATATCGAAATGACATTAGTACAAAATGAAGGATATTCTGTATGCGAAAATTGCGGAAAAACAGAATTTATAGTCCTTGATTCAGATAAACCATCATATAAAGAACCACCACCTGAAATTTCATATTTTGCATATAAAAGAATAAATCATTTTAATGAAATATTAAGTCAAGTTCAAGGAAAAGAATCTACTGAAATTCCTAAAGATGTTATTGAACAAATTATTATTGAAATTAAAAAAGATAGAAAAAATATATCAAAATTAACACCAGACAAAATTAAACTTTTCTTAAAAAAATTAGGATATTCTAAATATTATGAACATTCATCATACATTATATATCGTATTAATGGAAAAAAACCACCAAATATTAGTCCAGAAATTGAAGAAAAATTACGACGAATGTTCAAAGAAATACAAGAACCATTTACTTTAGTTTGTCCAAAAGGACGCAAAAATTTCCTTTCATATTCATATGTTTTTCATAAATTTGCAGAATTACTTGGACATGATGAACTAAAAAATCTTTTTCCATTATTAAAATCAAGAGAAAAATTACATCAACAAGATATAATATGGAAAGGTATATGTAAAATATTAAATTGGAGTTTTATTAAAAGTATTTAATATTTTTTTAATTGCTTTTTAAATCCCTCATTCGGTTCAATTATATCTCTTTTTTCTTTTACATATTTATATGCTTCATCATAAGTTTTACCTTGATATTTCATTAAATATGCAATAACAATTGTTGCACTACGCGAAATCCCATATGAACAATGAACTAATACTTTACCTCCCTTTTCTATTGCTTCATGAATATATAAAGCACAATCATCAAAATATTTACTTATATCTTCTTCAATAATATCTCGTGTATAAATATTTTTATACACAAAATCATCTGGATAGATAGGATTTACACCTAATATCGTACATAATATATGTGTAATTCCATCTTCTTTTAATCTTTCTTTATTCATTGATGATAATAAATCAGATATATATATATTTTCTGTAATTTTTGAAACATTATATTGCCAATAATTATATATATATGGTTGTATATAATATCTTAATTTACCATATAAAAAATCTTTATAATATAACATATTTTCCATATTAATATCTTCCATTTATATATTATATATATAATCATAAATTTTTATATATTCTCATATTTAATTTAATTTAAAATTTTTTAAATCCCATTTAAATATTTTTGAATATATATTAATATTTCTACTATCTCTAATATTACTATTATCTAATTTAGCAATAAATAATTGAGGATATATCACAGGCGATGCATTATATCTATATAAATAATGAAGATATTTATCTATTGGAAATTTAGGATATTCCATCAATGTTAATAATTCATTAAAAACACTATTATCAAGTCCATATGCAAATGCACCCCAAGTAACATTATTAGGAATATAATAACCATTCCTAATATGAATATTATGCCATCCTCCTTGTGTAGACCCTAAATATATAGATTTCCAATTTTGTTTTAATATATTAGAATTCAATATTAATCTTTCCTCTAAATTATTATGAGGAATTGCATCATCTTCTAATATTAATATTTTTTTATATCCTTTATTTTTTGCATCTCTTATAATTTCTTTATGTGATAAAACACATCCATATGCTCCAATACTTTGAATAATATTATTTCTAAATTGTATTCTTTCCCATACTGACCATTTTTTTTTTAACATACTCATATAATCCATTCTTTTATCTCTCCCATTTATACCTTCAAATCTCTCAAATTTTATTTTACATTTATTTAATCTATTCGTTATACTATTCATTCTAATTACATCTTTTTTTAAATTTAATACATATATATTATCAAAAATTTCATTTAATAATGATAATCTATTTTCATTATTCATTTATATTATTATAATTATACATAATATAAATTTACAAATTAAATTTATAATAATTCTTTTATATCATATTCTATCATTTCTTTAATCATTTCTTGAAAATTATATTTAGGTTCCCATCCTAAATTTTCACGTGCATGTGATGAATCCCCTAATAAATCATCAACTTCACTCGGTCTAAAATATTTTTCATCAATATCTATTAATATTTCATTATTCTTTTTATTATAACATTTCTCATTCATCCCTTCGCCCTTCCATTCAATATCAATATTAACATTTTTAAATGCTTCCTCTACACATTCTTTAATAGAATATTGAACATTTGATGATATAACATAATCAGATGGTTTATCTTTTTGTAATATTAACCACATAGCATATACAGAATCCTTTGCATGACACCAATCACGTTTTGAATAAATATTCCCTAAACTAAATTTCTTAATCTTTTTTAAATATATTTTAGCAACCGATGATGTTATTTTTTTTTCTACAAAATTTTCTCCTCTTCTTGGTGATCCATGATTAAATAATATACCATTTGATGCATGAAAATGATATGCTTCTCTATAATTTTTAATTATCCAATATGAAAATAATTTCGCAACAGCATAAGGAGAATTTGGATAAAATGGTGTTTTTTCAGTTTGAGGTTTTTCTTGTATAATACCATATAATTCAGATGTCGACGCTTGATATAATCTCGTCTTTTCAACTAATTTCAAAATACGTATCGATTCTAATATATTTAATGTTCCAATTGCATCAACATTACTTGTATAAATTGGCATCTCAAAAGAAATTTTAACATGTGATTGTGCTGCTAAATTATAAATTTCTAATATATTAAATTCTAAATTCTCTTTATTTATTTTATCTAAAATTGTAACAATATTACTCATATCAGTTATATCACCATAACATAATATCAATCTATCTTTAATATGATCTATTCTTTTTGTATTAAATGTTGATGATCGTCTAAGTAATCCATATATTTTATATTTTTTTTCAAGCAATAATTCTGCTAAATATGACCCATCTTGTCCATTAATACCTGTTATAAATGCAATATTCATATTATTTATATAAATTAAATATATATAATTATATGATATAAATTATATAATAAAATTATACGATATAAATTATATAATTCTATATTATAATGAAAAAAATTATTTCGTTTTCACTATGGGGTAATAATGAAATATACACTATTGGAGCTATTAAAAATGCACTTATTGCTAAAGACAAATATCCCGATTTTGAATGTTGGTTTTATATACATTACGAAACAGTTCCAATAAATATTATTGAACAATTACAAATAATGACAAATGTACATATCATTCCTAAATCAGGTAATTTAAATACAGTAAAACCAATGATGTGGAGATTCGAAGCTATTGATGATCCAAATGTTGAAATTATGATGCCAAGAGATACCGATACAAGAATTTTAGATAGAGAAGTTCAAGCAGTAAATGATTGGTTAAATTCAAATACTCTATTTCATATTATGAGAGATCATCCATGTCATTCACATAAAATATTAGGTGGTATGTTTGGAACAAAAAAATTACCAAATATACCAAATTGGAAAATTCATATAGATAAATTCATCCAAAAAGGACATCGAAATTATGATATATCATTTTTAGATTCATTCGTATATCCTCTTATTAAAAATAATTGTACTATTCATGCTTCTTTTTTCAAATATGAACAAAATTGTAAAAATTTTCCATCTCCATTTATTGATTTTCATCATGTAGGTGAATATGTTTTTGCAAATGACACACGTTCTGCCACTCATATCAAAATATTAAAAAGAGGTAAAAAATAATAATCCAATAATTAGTTTTATATATTATATAAAAATAAATATAATATATAAATAATATTATGAAAAAAGTTATTACATTTTCACTTTGGGGAACAAACAATACATATAATATTGGTGCTATTAAAAATGCAATAATTGCTAAAGAAAAATATCCAAATTTTGAATGTTGGTTTTATATTCATACTGAAACTGTTCCACAAAATATTATCGATAAATTAAAAATATTATCAAATGTACATATCATTCCTAAATCAGGAAATTTAAATACAGTAAAACCAATGATGTGGAGATTTGAAGCTATTGATGATCCAAATGTTGAAATTATGATGCCAAGAGATACTGATACAAGAATTTTAGATAGAGAAGTTCAAGCAGTAAATGATTGGTTAAATTCAAATACTCTATTTCATATTATGAGAGATCACCCGCATCATAAAATGAAAATACTTGGCGGAATGTTTGGAACAAAAAAATTATCTAATTTAAATTGGAAAATTGAAATTGATAAAATTATTCAAAAAAGTCATCGTAATTATGATATATCATTTTTAGAACAAATAATTTACAATCGTATAAAAGATAATTGTGTAATACATGCGTCTTTTCATAAATATGAAAAGAATTGTAAAAATTTTCCATCGCCGTTTATTGATTATCATCATGTAGGTGAATATGTTTTTGAAAATGATACACGATCAGCATCACATATAAAAGCTCTTAAAAAAAATATAATCTAATTATTCTATAATTTGTTATGAATTATATTATAAAATTTTACTCTTAATATATCATCTTCTTCTTTTTTTATATTTGGATTTTTTTTAAATATTAAATAAATATCTTTTAAACATTGTACTATACGTCTATAATATTCTTCATAACTCATATTATCAATAAAAATAAATAATTCTTCAGCATTTTTAAACTTAGATATATCAATAAAACTATCCTCCGAAAATATTTCATATACACTATTATTACCATAATATATAGGAACACAACCACAAAATATAGAATCCCATATTTTTTCTGTAATATAATTATCTATATTTGTATTTTCTAAACAAATATTAAAATAATATCTATATATCATTTCTTGTTTCTTAATTTGCCATTTTGTATTTGTACGCGAATTTGATATATTTTTTAACCAATTTGTTCCAACCAAATCCATTTTTCTATTATTATATCCATAATAACCAACTTCTTTCCGTATTTTCATTAAATCATTGATAACATTTTGTTTTATATATTTTTCTATTAAACTTGCTACCATTATTGATTTAATTTTTGTATTATTATATAATTCTTTATTAAATTTATTTTTAATATTATCAGTATATATATTAATTAAATTATTTTCATCACTATTTTTAAGTTTTTCAATATCTATATTATTAATATAACTAAATTTATGTAACGATTTATTATTATAACAATTTAATACATATATTATAATACCTCTATAATATAAAATATTTTGTCTATTAAAATCATGTCTTGGTTCTAATGTATATAATAAAAATTTTTGAACTATTGTTTTAGAATTTTTATATAAAGAATCAATATATCTTTTAATATTAACATATGAATCACATATAATATAATCACATTCATCTATATTAAATACTACATCATCTTCATGTATATTATAAAATATTTTAAATATATAAGGATTTACTTCTTTTCTAATATTATAAAACATATATTTCATTATAAAATTTATTATATAATATTAATTTTTTTTTTATACTTGTCAATAAGTATTTTATTATATTCTTCTATAATATTTATATTATCTTTAAAAATATTATTAATATCATTAAAACATTTCATTATTCTTTCATAATATTCTTCATATTTCATATTTTTAATAAAATTATACAAATCTTTAATATCATTAAATTTTGCTACATCTATAAAACTATTTTTTGAAAAAATTGTATATATAGTTTCATTGCCATAATATATTGGTAAACATCCAGCTAATAATGATTCCCATATTTTTTCAGATATATAACTTTTTACATTAGTATTTTCTAAACAAATATTAAAATAATAATGTTTAATTATATCATATTTTTCTTTTACTCTATTAATATTATTACGAGTATTTAAAATACCTTTATATTTCCATCCAGAACCAATTAATGTTAATAATTTTTTTTCATATCCATATGTAGCAATTTTATATCTTAATTTAATTAAATCAAATTTATTTTTATCATTCATTAATTGCAAATGAGCTCCTGCTAACATAATTATATTTGTATTGTATTTTTCTTTATTAAATTTAATTTTAATATCTTCATTATTTATAATATTAATAATACTTAATGGCATAAAACTAAATTTATGTAATGTATCACCTCCACCATTTGTATAACAATTCATTACATAAATTTTATATCCATTATATATTATATCATTTTGATTAATATCATGTCGTGGTTCAATTGTATATAATATATATTTTTTATTGCGTATTCTATATCTATTAATAAATCGATATATATCAATCATCGTAGAACCAATAAAAATATTACTAATTAAAATATTATTTGTAATATTTAATTTTAATATATTAATAAAACGATTTTTTAAATAATTTGGACAATTAATTAAAAATACTTTATTTTCAATTTCCATACAAATTATATTAATATTAATTTAAAAATAGATACGCAACTTAATATATTATCATTTTATTAATAATATTATTAATCGAATATTTATCATATATATTATGATAATTATCCTCTATATTTTTTTTATATATATCAATATTAGAAATTATCTCATCTAATTTATTTATACATTCAGTTACATTATTTTTAGAATAATAATTTGATATATTCATGTTTTTAAAACATTTTTCCATCCATGTATCTTTTATTGTTAAAACAATTTTTTTCAAATATATAGAATCAATAAATATACCAGATGTTCTGTAATAATATCCATGTGTAGTATAATTTAAAATTATAATATCAAATTGATTTAAAAACATATAATAATCATCCCTATTTAAAAAATTCTTAACTACATTAATATTTTTATTATCCAAATTTTTATACATTGTATCAAATAAATTTTCAAGCATCTTATCTATTTGAATTTTAATAGTTAATTCAATATTATTATTTAATTCAACATATTTAATAATTTCTTTTAATATATTTAAATCTGTTTGTTTATTTAAATAATATAAAATTTTAATTTTACTATTTATAATATTTATATTATTATATTTTTCTTCTAATTTATACGGTATCATTGCAGTATAAATCACTTGACATTTTGGATTAATAATTTTCATCTTCTCTAATAATAATTCATTATCAGTTGTTATATATACATTTTTTTTATTTTTAATAATATTATTAATCATTATTATTTCATTTCTTATTTTTTTTATATTTTCAGTCTTAGTCATAAAACTAAAAATATATTTAATATTATTTTTAAATTTAATTTTTTTAATTATATCTGCTATTTTTATACATATAAAATATGAATATAATAAACACTCTGTACTATTTTCTTGATTATATTCATCAATTTTATTTATATTCGTTATAAATTTATATTCATAATCTGTATATCCAGATATATATGTTCTTATATTATTTTCCATATTTTCCCAATGTCCAATTCCTTTTTTATATAATGGTTCATAATAATAAAAAATTTTTTTATTCATTAAAATTATAAATATAATAAATATTATAATATAAAATATTATATTTAATATTATTTTATATATATTAAAAATCAACCCCTGCAAGTCTAAGAACATTACCATTTAATCTATGAGCAACTTCTGTAAAAGAACTCCAATTACTTCCAAGTATATATGATGTTTGTGATAACAACCATATATCTATTACAGAATCTTTTATTTGCTCTAAACTTCTATTAAATACTTTTCTTTTATGATATACTATATTATATTTATTTAAATTTAATAATTCATTATATATATAATCATTATCTGCAGATAAATAAAATACTTGATTATTATTATTTTCTAATATAACTGACATTTCTTTTTCAAAAATTTTCCAATGACTATTTTGTCGCCATTTAATTGCTGCTGCCTTTTTTTCATCAGTATATCGTGAAACATCTTCATATGTATAATCATTTATTGATTGTCCCATTCTAACATGAATACCAATTGTATTACTAATATTATAAGTTTTACTTAAAATATCTATTTTTAATTTTAATTCAGCAACTGGTTCTATTTCTTTCAAAAATTTACATTCAAGATTCCAATTTGTATGTCTATTATTTAATACACAAGAAGAAATTACATATATATCATGTGGAGATAAATCATCTATATAATTACTTGTATTTTTATATATCATTTTATTATTCATAAAATAATCAGCTTCTTCTATAACATATTCTATTTTATCCTCAATATAATCTATCACATCTTTTATTAAATTTTGTCCTGCATATATAATTTCTTGTAATCTTGATTCAATTATTTTAACACCATCAAATAAATAGTTTATAACAAATAAATCAGAAAGTTTAGCTTGACAATGATCATCTGGTAACCATATTATAACTAATTGACGATTTGAACCTTTCGCTATATTATATGCAGATGCTAATGCTCTTAATCTATTACCTAAACCATTTTTAACATTAATATATAATTTTTTTTTAGTTTTATTAACATAATTTCTATTTTGAATTGCTTTATTTTCAATATTTAAAAATATATTTTCATCTAAAGAAACTGATGAAATTAATTCACATTTATCATTAATTATTTTAAATTTTGCATATTCTCCATTCCATATATTTAATTCAGAAATTAATCGATTTTTTTCAACTTCTACATCTATTTCTGTATTATTATTTTGATATAACATTCTTTCAATATTAGAATGTTGAATATGTTTAATCATATCCAAATTTAATAATTTTCTTTTATTTTTTTTTTCTAATCTATTATATAAATCACAATCATCATACCCATATGTTTTAATATATTCATTATATCCATTAACTTCAAAAAAAGCATTTCTTTTAACATACATTAATCCATTTGTATGTTTTTCATTATCATTTCTAGCTTTTTTCCAATCACCTGTATAAAATTTTCCATTATTTAATTTATGTTTTTTAAAAAAATTTTTTTTTAACAAAGAATCACAATCTAATTTTAATATATTTTCATATTTTGACATTTTAGCAGCTAAATTATAAGGTATTGTTAATATCCATTTATCAATATTTGTTACTGTTAATAACTTAATTTTTCCATCAATATTATATTTATCAATAATTGGTTTTATACTTTCTGTTGAACCCCAATCTATTATAATAATTTCATCTGGATTTGACTTTATCCATGTTGGTAAAGTTTTTTTCAAATGTTCATTTCTATTCATACATACACCAATAATACTATTACCTTTTAATATTATATTATCATTATTTTTAATAATCCATTTATCTATATTATCTTTCATCTTTGATACCAACATATCAAAAGTTTTTTTATTTTTTTGTTTTATTTTTTTTTTAAAATCTATTGTGTCTCCATGTGTATATGCATTAATAAATTTTAATAATCCAGAAAAACGAATATCATTTAAATCATCATGTATAAAATAAACAGGAGTTCCAAATGCTAAACAAGGTAATACTGTATGCAAACGACTGGTAATTACATATTTTGCAGTCGCTAAATTATCTAACAATAATTGCGCTTTTTCCATTTTTTCCTCATGTGAATATAATTTATCAGTTGATTGACAAATATATTTTGCTTTTTTTCTTATTTGTATTGGTACAAGTTCTTCAAATAAATCTTTAAATAAAATATGTGTATCCACAACTAATATATCATTAGATCTATAATTAAATTTATTTTTAAGAGTCATTGTTAAACATCCACTGAAATATGATGATATATTATTTTCATTTAAAAGTTTAACAGTATGCATGTCACGACATCCAATTGGTTCATATTTTTTTAAATATTCATAATTTGTTACAATTTTTCTATATTCTATTCTTTTATTTTCTAATATATCATACATTTTATCTTGTTTATGATCAGTTTCATTTATATGAAATGAAATAAATAAAGGATTAATATATTCAGGTGGTGGAAAATTACAATATTGTCCATCAAACCACCCATTATAAATTGTATTAATACAATTTATACTATTAACATTAGTTAAAGACTCTAATTCACCTGTATTACGATCAACTTTATAATCTATTTTTGGTAAATACTGTGATGCAGCAATTGATTGTATTTCATCCCCTAAATTATATGATTCTTTATAACACAATAAACCATAACATGACATATTATAATTTATAATAGATATTATTATCTAGTTTCTAATTAAATAAACATATTTAGAAAATAAATATAGTATATTAAATATAATTTAAACTTTCAAATAAAAATTAATATGTTAAATTATGATTTATATTCAATAATATTTAAATATATATTATATAATGATATATCTAAATTTTTATTAATAAATAAAAAAATTATGTATGATAATAATATTTCTAAAATATTAATGTCACATAAATATAATGCATTTTTATATAAACAATCAACTACGATATCAAAATATATAGATAATGAATTTATATATTATATCATAAATAATAAAAAAAATATACCAAATCATTTTATAAATATTATTATACAAAATTTTGATACAAAAATTTTAATATATTGCTTCCCATCATTTCTCCTTTATTTAGATATAAATTATATTGTTGAATATTCCTGTAAATATGGTAAATTAGATTTTATTAAATTTATATATGAAAATAATAAAAATATTTTATCTTTTTCATTTGTTTATAAATTTGAACGACATTCAATTGATTATATATATCAAATTGCATTAATATATAAACATTATCATATATGTGATTGGATTTCATCTCATTCATGGAGATATACTAACTAAAAAATCCAATTTTTCTTTATTTATAAATTCTAATATATATTTAACAATTGGCATTAAAACAAGTGTATAATTATTATTAATTAATCCAATATCTCCTGTCAAAAAACTATTAATTATATTAATTATATAAAATGATACAGTAATACCAAATAAAAACCATATTAATAAATTAGTATTTTTTGATGATATTATTTCACCATTTTTTTTTATAGATGAATATTGTGTACTATATAATGTAGCAACTAATGTAATAATAAATATTAATATTTTACCTATTAATATAAATAAATCATTTATATTGTTAATATCATTTAATGAATACATTAATATAAATTTTTGAATTAATGTTCCAATTAATATTATTTGTGGTATTATCATTGTATATAATAAATTTATAGCTATTATTAATCCTATCCATGATGCATTATTAATTATTTTTAAATAATTATTTTGTGTAAAATATGTAATAATAGATATACCAATCAATGTAATTATCATAAACCATTTTAATGTTTTTGAACTATTATCAATATTAGGAGCATTATCTGATATTTTTGGATCAATATATTTATATAAATTTTTTGGAACATCTATTACATTTTTATTACCGCGTAATAAATTAAATAATGTTAAATATATAATAGTTATTATAATTAATGATATACAAAACATAATTATTTTATTTTTATCATCAATTAAAAAATTATTAATAACAAATGTATATACACTATATATTATAAATATTAACATTAATATTGCAGACAATATATAAATAAATATTTGAAATGGATTATTTAAAAAATATTTAAATAACCATTCCCATGTTCCCATTTCTGGAACAATATTTGGACTTAATAATAATTTACATTGTAATAATTGATATATTAAATATATATTTTGATTTATCATTGCTTCTTTACTTAATTCTTTCAATAATTTATCTAATGATTCTTTAGTTAATTTTCCACTTACAACTCCATTAATTAATTCTTTATATATATCACTACATTTACGTCCATCATTATTTGATGAACAATCATTTGTAGTATAAAAATTATTTAATTTAACAATAATTTTTTTTAATGTATCTTCTTTAACATCATTTATTGAAATTAAAGGTTGTAAATTAATTGGAAGAACTCCTTGTTTTTTTTCTATTGTTGTTACTGAAAATAATATATAAATAAATATTCCACATATAAATAACCCTGGAATTAAATATATTTTTGATATATAAAAATTAAATATATAATATAAAATAATCATTGTTAAAATTATAAATATTCCACTATAACATTTAATTAATGATATTTGTGTATCTGTTTTGTCATTTAAAAAGAAATTTAAATTAAAATTTTGCATTATTGTTAATAATAAAATTACAATACCTATCAAATAATAATTATCTTGATATTCAATATTAAATTTTCCAAGTATAAAATATACAATAGTATATGTTGCGAATAATAATCCTATCATATCAGAAAAAACATATGATGAGCTTAAATTAGTATATATATATTTTAATATATATAATACGATTAATCCTATAATTAATATTATACTTATCCACGATTTTTTATTTAAAAAAATAAAAATACTTAATGCTAAAATTGGTAATATTAATATTTCAATCCATTGAACTATTTTTTGATTTGTATTATTATTTGATATATAATATGATAAAATTATATAAATATTAATTAATATAAATATTAACCATATTAATATTAAAAATGATTTACCCATATTAAAATATGTTAGACTAACAGTAATACTAATAATTATAAAAAAAACTAAAAATAATTTTAAATTTGACCCATTTTCTTTTTCATTAGTCATATCTATACTAATAATATATATTTTTTACTTAATATATAAAATCAATTTAATAAATGGTGCTAAATATAATGACCAATTATTTATTTCATCTATCATATTTAATCTATTTTTTGTATAATATGTAAAAATAATTAATAAAATAGTAAATATTAAAAATATGTAGGGAAGTATTTCAACATATATATTTGAAGATTCAGTTGATTTTTGTGTACATTCATCTGTTTCTATATTACTTTTATTAAAAATATATTTATATATTATAAAAAAACTACATATTATAAATAATAAACCATATATTATGTTATTAATATTTCTATTATATTGTGATAATATAATTTTTTGCAAAAATACACCAATAATTAATAATTGTGGCATATAAAAAGAAAAATAAAAATTATATGATATAATTAATGGTAAAAGCAATAATATACTTATACGTTTAAAATTACTATTAAAATTATATATTATACTAATACCCAATGCTAAACCAATTATACAAAATAATAGTTCAATAATTTTTTCCCATTTTGCAAATTCATATATTTTATTTGATACTTTTTCATTTTTAGATTTACTTTCTTCTATAAAATTAATAATCATTAATATCATAAATATTATTGAAAAAAAACCAATAATTATAAGATCTATTATTGGAATATTTGTATCACTTATAAATTTCCATATAAAATATATTAAACCCATAAAACATATACATGAACTTATTACATAAATAAATTGTGTTAATCGATTAGTTCCCCATACATTATTTTTCCACCATTCATATGAACCCAATAAAAATTTACTAGAATTATTTTTATAAACTACTTTTGATCGAACTAATTCTGATAAATTATATTTCAATTGATTATTTAAAGTCATTAAATCCATATTTGATATATTATTTTTAATATTTTCAGGTGTAATAGTTCCACTTTCATTGATATGATTAATAATATATTGTAAATCTGTTGAACAATCACCGAATACTGATTTACAATTATTTTTATCTGGATAAAAATCTTTAATAAAATTTATTATATTATTATAATCTTTTACACACAAATCTTGATTAGGAGGACATTTAACATTATCCATATATATTATAATAATATAATAATATATTATTATAATAATTATTCATATACTTCTACTATTTTTCCAAATCCTTTTGTTTTACCATCTCGAAAAATAAATCTATTACCAATCTCAACATATTCAGGTCTATATAAAAATTTAAATTTAATTTTCGATTTATTTCCACATCTTAATATTTCATTATTATATATATCTATTACACATGCGGTTTGAACTATATTATTACAATTAATTATTGGTTGATATCCTTTATGAATAGTCGTAGAATGTTTAGTTAATATAACTACTTCGGCATCAAAATATTTTATTGCATTAATATTTTGTTTATTAATTAAAATTAATCCTTTTTTAATTTTTGTTTTTGTATTAATATCAAATTTTCCTTTTATTGCAACACACCCACTTTCTCCTGATGCTAATTTATCTACATCATTTCTAAAATTATCATGTATAGATTTACATGTAACATTTATCCATTTTCCATTAAATGGACCAAATAATAATTTATCTCCTTTTTTTAATATCCCTGATATCATTTTACCTGTTATAACTAAACCTATTCCATTAATATTATATTTATGTGTAATTACAAAACATATTTCTTTTTCTTTTTTTAAATTCCAATTAAATCTTGGTTTTAAATTAAATAAATATTCACGTAATAAATTAATTCCAAAACCAGTTTTATTTGATACTGAAAAAATTGGACTTTCATTTTTAAAATTAATTATATCATTTTTATCATTTATTACTTTTATAATATTTTGTGGAAATTTTTTAATAATTTTTTCTATACTGTTAATTGTATCATCATATATATTTTTTGGTGCTAAATCAATTTTTGTTATGACAATTATATACGGAATTTGTAATGTAACACATAATATTAAATGTTCTTCTGTCATTTTCGATATTCCCATATTAGCTCCTACAAACACAATCCCATAATCTATATAATTTCCACTTAATCCATGCATTGTTGTTTTAAGATATTTATCATGACCTGCTAAATCAACAAATGCTATACATTTTTCTTCATTAATTTTATAAAAATGTTCAGTTATAGAAGAAGTTCTTCCAGAAATAATTTCATGAGGAAATTTCATTATTTTTTGTCTAGCTCCTCCTCTTCCATCATCTAAAATTCCATTTATTAAAACACTTGTACAACTTGATTTTCCAGCATCAACATTACCTATCATTCCGAATTTTAATTCTTCCATTATTGTATAATAATAATCGAAATCTTTATATCTTTTTATAAATGATATTTTATATATTATTTATAAATTATTTAATGAACTAATTGCCAACCAAGACCAAGACCAGCTCCTAAACGAGCTGATGCGCCAACTGAAGGCGCAAATGTGTCAAGTAAAGCATACATTGCAGCACCTGTAACAGCTAATGCAAGAATATCGTCTACTTTAGACGCTTTAAGCAAGAAACGAGCACTAAGTGCTAAAGTGAGACCGAGTATTAAATATTTAACTAAACGGCGTAAAACTTCCATCCAATCAAGTTGCATCATTTTTATATTTTATACAAAGAAAATATTTTAAATAATTCCTTAATTAATTAATTTAATTAAACAAGTTTAAAAAAATATATAAAAATATAATATTTTATATTATATATGTCAAATAAAACAAATGAGAATGAAGAAGATTTCTTAGAAGTTGACCAACCTATTCCTGGGCAAAATTTCGTATGTATGTCATTTTTATCTCCAGAAAAAACTTTAGTTCAAAAACAATTTTATTTTTTGAAACATTTTCTTGTTGATCTTATAAATGATGATAAAAAGAGAAATTATCTTTTAAATATGACAACTGAAAAAATTACTTATAAAAAAGTTGAGGATATGTTTGAAGATTTTATGGTAACTAATGACAAAAAAGTATCAGATTTATATGATACTGAAGTTGATTTTAAAACAAATGTTCGTGGTATAAAAGTTAGAGGAGTATATGATACTAGACGAGAAGCTGAAGTTCGGGCAAAAGTATTACAAAGAAGAGATCCAAATTTTAATGTTTTTGTTGGTTCAGTCGGTTATTGGTTACCTTGGGATCCAACAAATATGGATAAAATTGATCAAGAATATAATGAAAAACAACTTAACGAATTGATGAAAAATTATCGTGAAAATGCTGAACAAAGAGATATGTTTTATGAAGAAGAAAAAAGAAGTCGAATTGAAAAAGCCAGAGAAGAAACACGTCTTAAGAAAGAGCAACAACTTAAAGAAGGTATCATTAAAACAATTGAAGTACCAACTGGTGAAAAATCACTTGATAAAATTGATGAATTCCGTGAAATTATTAAAGAAAAAGATGACAAATTTATGGAAATTGAATCAGCTAATAAAGCTAATAAAAATCTTGAAAAAATGAAAGCTACGCAAACACAAGATGATCCATTAGGAAATAAATCAGGTTATTCTGATCCTTGGATGAAACGAAAAGTAGTAAATGAAGAAACATTTGATACACCAACTGATTCAAATAATGTAATAACTCATAACGCGACTGATGTTACTGATGTAACAGAATCAAAAAATATAAATTTAGATAAAATTGTAAAAAATATATTTTAGATTATAAAATTTTATTATATTTTTAATTATAAAAAATATGATATAAAAATTAATTTCCAACATGACAAAAACATCTATAATCAGGACAAGAACAATTACATTGACATTTATATTGAAATTTATATTTATATTTTATATTATTTTTATTATATTTAAAGTATTTAACAGAAAGAGTCATTCCATTAATAAAATCTGTAACATTATATAAATTATTACCATTTTTTTTACATATTAATTTTTCATTAAATTTATTAAAATTAAAAGTGTATAAAATATCGCATATTTTAACAAATATTTTATTAATATAACCTTTATTAATTAAATTATTAATATCTTCAATTGATATATATATATAATTTATTGTTATATCTATATCATTATTAATCAATTCTGGTCTATAAATAATACATAATTCTTTAAATCTATTTTTAAATAGATTTATATATGATTTTATTTCATTAAAAAATATGCCATAATTACAACTATAATCAATTAATTTATATACAAATATTTTATTAATTTTTTTAATAACTTTCATTGAATATTTTTTTTTAATATAATAATCAATTATATTACAAAATTTATGACAAGTAATTCGTAAATTATATAAACTATATGGTATTATTGAAGAATAAATAGATTGAATTGGATAATATGTTTTGAGTGGATAATTTATATCTTCTAATTCATCTTTTAAAACATTAAAATGTATATTATCTGTATCATATATTTTTGAAAAAATCATATATAGGATTTCAACAGAAAGCGTATCCATATTAATATAAATATAAAATTATACTATTTTTTCATTTTTTAGAAATGAAATTATTATATAAAATTATTATATTTATATAATAAATAATGGATAATGAACTAACCATTCTTAGAGATAAATATAATTCTTTTTATAGAATAAATAATTTTAATATTTCACCAACTGTATGGAATATTACTACAACTTATATTAAAAAAACATTTAATAATAATTTTAGAGGCGATAATGCCTATGTTTGGCAATGTAAATTAGGAGATAATAAAAATATATATATTGAATATTATAAAAAAATAAAAAATATCGATACAGAAAATTTTTTTGAAAAAACAAAAGAAGATGGTTCGTATGGATGTATTACCTTTAATATAGATAATATTTTAATTAGCAGAGATTTATTAGATTCTATATCAGAAATATATTTTCTTAAAACTATTTTTCCAAACTTAGAACAAATGACTTTCCTTGAAATAGGTGCTGGATATGGTCGTTTATGTAAAAGATTTATAGATTGTTTTCCAAATATAAATTATTATATTACTGATGCTATTGCTGAAAGTACATATTTTAGTAAAATTTATTTAGGAATACAAAATACAAATAAAATTATAAATCTTTTTGATCTTGAAAGAATAACTAAAAATTTAAAATTTGATATAGCAGTAAATATTCATTCTTTTCCAGAATGTAATATTAAAGATATAGAATGGTGGATAAATTTTATTTATAATAATAAAATTAAATATATATTTTATGTTCCAAATAATCCAAATAGTACGCCAGAATATATACCTACAAATAGTGGAGAATCTATATTAAATATTTATAATAAATATAGATATAAAATTATAAAATTTAAAAATTTTTATAATGAGTTAAATATAAAATATTCATATGTTGTACCTTTTTATATTTTAAAAAATGAAGATTTTTAAATATTTATGAATAATTTATATCAATATTTAAATTATCATATAAAAATATAATTGATTTTGATACAAAATCAAAAGACCAATAAAATCATAGTAGATTTAATAAATTTATGTATTATTATAATATCATAATATAATATATTAATGAATAATTTATATCAATATTTAAATTATGATTATTCATATATAAGTAAATTACCATATGAAAATATAATTGATATTAACAATGATACAAAATCGAAAGACAAAAAAAAAATTATAGTAGATTTAATAGGTTTATTAGGTTTATGTATTATAATAATATCATATTTGTTTAATATATTTTATATAATAAAATATAAAAAAATACAAGGAATGCCATATATATATGTTATTATCAGATTTTTTGGTTTTTGTATGATATTATTATATGGTTATATAAAAAATTATATTAATTATTATATTATTAAAATTGTATTAATATTTTCAATTATAACTTATTTTATATTTTTTATAATTTTCTATAATTTTTTATAATTAAAAATATTTCTAATTTGCATATGAAAAATGTTATTTTCATATATTAATTATTTTTAAAATATTTAGAATATTTTTCATATTGACTTCTTGACCATTCAATCATTAATTCTACATTAAAATTATCTATAATTATATTTTTTTTTTTATAAAAATTTTTTATAGTTCCATTTTCATTATATTTTATTTTAATAATTTCTAATGTTTCTAAAAAAAATATTATATCTTTTATATCACGTTTCCAATTATTTTTTGAAAAATATTTATAAAATATATTTTCAAATGATTTAATCGTAATTTCTTTTTCTTCTAATAATTCAATAATTTTATTAAAATTATTTAATAAATCTTTATTATTATTTAATTTTAACATTAATGCTGTTTCCCAACTATGTCTATTAATTTGAGGTAATTTTTGAGCATTTTTATATTCTTTTTCTAATAATAAAAATGCCCAATCACCTTTTTTATTTTTATTATATAATTCAATATTAATCGCTGTCAATATATCAAATGCTATAATACTATTTGTTTTAATTTCTAAACCCAAATTATTTCTTAATTCATTAATATAAGTAATAGGTAATTCTGCTTTCCATCCATCATACATTATATTATGTAATGCTTGAATCCAACTAACATTTTTATAAACATATTTAGATGTTTTAGTCATACGACTATTTTCAGCTATATATATAATTAATATTGCTAATGATTCAAAAAATCCAGAATCAAAATGATCAAATATTCTCAATTCAACACCATTTGGTTTTGTCATACCTTTTCCTGATTCTCTATGCCAAGGACGATCTGGATCAATACTTCCAAATGTTCTAAAATTACTACTATATCCTGCTAATGCTCCTGGTTCTTTTTTTTTTAATTCTTCAGACAATTTTTCACAATATTCAACTTTATTATTTTCATAAAAATTAAAATTTTCTCTCCAATAAGATTTAATATTTGCATATCGACCAATTCCCTTATTAAATTTTCTAACATCACTTCCTGCAAAATTTCCCCATCCTATACGTGATACACGAAATGATCCTTTAATTCTTTTTTCTTTTGAACCAACTGCTTTTTGATCCGATGAAAAAAAAGCTGTTATTAATAATGGTTCTATCCATTGAACTTGATTCGCGAAATTTTCATGCATTTTTATGAATGATTTTAATGTAGTTGATTTTTTAAATGGTAATGTTAATGTTATATGATAACTTCCTAAATAATCTTCATATAATTTATCTTCCCCATTTTTTAATTTATTGAATTTATATTGTATTGAATTTTCATTAATTGGATATTTAAAATAACTTGACATTCCAAATGGATATTGACATAATTGACCATATTTTCTAACTAATTTTAAAACTTTATCATTTAAATATAAAGTTCTTAATAATTTATTTTCTTTCTCTCTCATTTCTCTAATATATGATTCAATTGGGCGTTTTCCAATTTCTAAACTAGAAAATGGATTCTCTGTAACAATTTCTGGCATTGAAACTGGTATTTTTTTTAATACAATTTTACCATTACATTTTCTACCTGTTTCTTCATATGGTATTGATTGAATATATTCTTTATCTTCTTTTGAAATATTTTTATTTTGAATAGAATGTTTTAAATAATTTTTTGAATCAAATAATATATATGATTTAATTTCTTTATCAGTATTAATATTTGGTTTATGAAATAATTGCATTTCATGTTCTAAACCAAATCCCCATGTATATTTTTTTAAACGTTTTATTTTATCTTCTGTTGATTTATCAATGATATTTTGTGCAATAGTTCTACTATCCATATAAAAATATCATATATTTTATTTATATTTTATATATTAATTTTATATATAAAATATATAAAATTAATAATTTACACCTTCTTAACATTTAATTTTGGACCTTTTTTTTTATGTTTATATATTTGTAAATTATCTTCATCATCTTCTTTTTCTTCATTATATTTTTCATTACAATAATCCCATATACTTGATGGTCCCATTTTAAAATCTGGATGTGATTCTGCTTTATACCAAAAAACCTGATCTTCTATTTTATTACTACGTGTCGTATAATTAATAACTAAACATTCATAATTTTCAGTACATTGATCCATTACACTACAAAACATATCAAATGTAGGAAATACTCCTGCATAATGTTCATATAATCTTTTTCTATTACCAGTTATTGTTTCTCGTAATATAAAAACAAAATCTACTTGACCTCTTAATAAAGGATTAATTCCAAGAGAAAATTGTAATAAATTCAAATGTAAAGTACCAAAATGTCGTCCTGCAATAAAAACTTTTTTAACATTTTTATCTTTTGACCATTGATTAACATCATCCATTAAATCATCAAATATTAATGTAGCTCTATTATCAATTGTTGAATTACCTTTTCCATAAAGCTCTTCTTCTTTCTTTTTCATCGCAGTAATTTTCTTTTGCCGTTTTACAAAATTTGATACTATTGATGGATTAAATTCATCATATATAAATACTGGTGGTATCATATCTG